TGGTGTTTGGAATACTTACAACCGCGTGATGACTGGGGGCGAGTGCCGAGAAACAACAGCTAGTTGGAATGTTCCTGCTGGCATCCGTATGAAGAATGGCAGTGCAAACAACTCAATCGCGTTTGTCTCCGGGTTGCAGGAAGACGTGGCGACGGCGACGCATCATCTTGGTCTCTGCGGAAACAACACTAGTGGCGAGACCGGGATTTGTGGGATTGGTGTCGACGTCTCGAATGCCTTCACTAGTGTTGCTGAGCAGGGAATAGCCGTAGCCTCTAACCAGTCCAGTATTCCGCCTGTGACTTATGTCGCTACCAGCCTGGGGCACCATGTCTGGAACGCGCTTGAAAGCATGAACGGGGCAAACTCTCCCGTGATATATAGCAATCTGGCTGGCCCTCCGGCGCGACAAGCTTCGTCCTTAATATTTTCCTTCCTGATGTAGGAGGCAAATTATGGATGCAGGAACATTGAATGATGCAATTATTGATGCCGGGTGTCCGACCCAAGGCGCGACTGTCGGCGTTGCAGACGATCGCAACACATGGAGCTTCATTCCCGGCGCGAACAACACGCAGCAACAGAATGATATCGGCAATAACGTCATCGCAACGATCCCAATCAACCAGATGGGGTCGCCAACGACTGGCGAGTTCATTTCGCGTTTCACGAATGCCGAGTACTTGGCGCTGCAGAAGCGGCGTACCACCGACAACGGTAAGATGGCTAAGGATTGGGACAACGTTACCAGCGATACGCAAATCAACATGAACAAGAAGAAAACGCAGACATTGAAATCTAGCCTTGTGACCGATGGCATATTGACACAAGCACGCGCCGATGAAATTTTCGCCTAGGAGTTTAGTTTAAATGCCTGATATTCGTCTAGTCCAGAATACTGCATTCCCCAAGTATTCAGTTACTATGGACTGGATGCTATTGGGTGATGGCACGCTAGATGATACGCAAGCACTATGCAGCGCAGTAATAGTCGCGTTAGGGACTGACGCACTGGTTTCGCGTGATGATATTTTACCAGATCCAGATTCTAGAGATAGGGCAGGATGGTGGGGTGATCTCGACGCATATGATATCTGGCGTGGCTGGCCAATTGGTTGCAAGCTATGGTTGATGAAGCGTGCTAAGATTGTTGGTCCTGGTGCATTGGAAGGTGCTACTGTTGTTCGTGTTGAACAATATATACGCGAAGCCTTGCAGCCATTTATTGATTTGCGTATAGCTTCACGCATGGAGGTAGAAGCATTCCGCGCTGGACGTGATCAAATCAATGCACTGATACGATTGTATCGTGGCCCAGAATTAGCTGTTGATCTACGCTATCAAGTTCTCTGGACAGATATAGTTGACGCCAGCAATACCAGCTATGATATCGGCAAACCGACGAACCCATTGTAAAGAAAAATTCCATGCCTTGGTCAACTCCTACTTTACGTGATGTTCGCAGTTTGGTGCGCGACCAGATTCATGGATCGCTTCCAGGTGCAGATGCGCTTATACCGAATAGTGTGCTGCGTGTCTTGTCAGATTGCCAAGGCGCGTTATGTCACTTGACATTGCAGTACATTGATTGGTTGGCGCTTCAGCTTCTGCCAGATACAGCAGAAGTAGAATGGCTTGATAGGCATGCTGATATCTGGCTGGTGAATGCTGATGGATCTACAGGTCGTAAACCTGCTACATTCACAACTGGCACTATTTCAATCTCAGGTCAAGGTGGAACTGTTGTTCCATTGTTCACACGGTTTGCCGCAGTTAATGAAGTAGAATATGAAACAACTGAAGAACTTGTTTTAGGAACTAATGTAGCAACTCCTGGATCTGTTCGTGCACTTGATCCAGGTATCATAGGTAATCAGGAACCCGGTACGACTCTAGGTTTGGTTCATTCAACTCTAGTTGGTATTACAGGTGCAGAAGTAATAGAATTAGGTAACGGTGTTGATGAAGAAGAAGATGATGATTTACGGTTCCGTGTATTGGAACGTATTCGCCAGCCACCGATGGGTGGCAGTCAACATGACTATGTGCAATGGGCGTTAGCTGTTCCTGGAGTAACAAGAGCATGGTGTGCCCCATTAGAAATGGGAATTGGCACAGTCACAATTCGTTTCATGTGTGATGACCTACGTCCAGAGTTTGATGGATTCCCAACACCATATGATGTTCAACAAGTTTCAGCTTACTTGAATACTGTACGACCTGTCGCTGTTAAAGAAGTATATGTAGTCGCACCAATTCCTCAACGGGTAGATGTTTTCATTTCAAATTTAACACCAGATACACCTACCATACGAGCAGCAGTTGAACAAAGTCTGCAAGACATGTTGTATCGGTGGGCAGCACCAGGACAGACTATATATGCTGCGTGGAAATATCATGCAATTATGGAAACTCCTGGTGTTGAACATTTTGACTTAGTCTTCGCAGAAGATAATCCGATGCCTTCGCCGGGGCATATGCCAATTCTAGGTGACATTACATATGACCTCGACCCAATTTCCACTTGAACGTGATAAACATATTCGTCGCTCTGGCGATGATTATGCTTATGCGTTTATGAATCTACTGCCGCAAGGGCAGGCATGGCCAAAAGAGCCGGGGTCAACGCTTGAGCGTTCAGTTAACGGACTATCACAATATTGGGGCACAGTTGATGCGCGTGCTGCTGATCTACTAGAACGTGAATCTGATCCACGCACAACTATCGAGTTGCTACCGGATTGGGAACGAGCATGGGGCTTACCTGATCCATGTATGAAGACACCGCAAACTATTTCCGAACGCCAACGGGCATTGGTGCAACGGATAACGTTGCTAGGTGCGCAGTCACGCGCTTGGTTCATAGACGTGGCAACGTGGTCCGGACAGCATATTACGATTGATGAATTTTCACCATGGATATGTGGCATCAGTCGTTGTGGCAGCACTGCAGATGAGGATGCAGTATTCGTTAATGACGTACAGATGCTTTCACTTAAACAAGAAAATAAAGATGGTGAGCCAGTTGAAATTTTAGGCGGCTCATTCAAATTAAATTTTGCTGGTAAGACTACTGAAGATATTCCATTTGATGCTGATGCTGAAACAGTAGAGGCAGCATTGGCAGTATTGCCCGCCATTGGATTAGATAATGTCACTTGCGATGGTGGTCCATTGCCAAATGGAACTATTAGAATTGAGTTTGTCAATAATCTTCGCTACATGCGGCAACCTCTTATCACAGTTTATTTAAATGAACTATTTGGCCCAACAGAAACCATTATAGATGATGAAGGTAATGAACAGACCATTGGTACCAAGGCTGGTCCACCAGTCATTGAACATACCGCCTATGGAAGTGGTTATCATAATAGATGGGAAATTGCACATCCAGAAATTCGTTTCTACTGGCGCGTGCATGTTGATACTGCGAAGCTGATTTGGTTTCGCTGTGGTTCTGGTGAGTGTGGTGTTGATCCACATCTGATCATAGGTTTGGCTGAAGATTTAGAATGTTTGTTTCTACGTTGGAAACCAGCGCAGACACAAATAGTCTATGACTATAGCGGGCTTTCTATCGGTGGTCCGATGGCCGGTACTCCATAAAATATAGGGCGAGGGACTTGAAATGAAATATCAGCCTCCATACGGCGTATCTGATCCGGACGCTCCCTATCAGAACGGCGATCCATCTATTGCAAAGCAAGGCTCAATCTTGCCAGCAGCGGCGGCAGAATTTCCGCAGCGCGAGATTGTACACGTTATCGAGAAAAATAATATCGCGCCAAATGATAATGATCTCTTCCAGCTCACGCGTGCAACTCGTGCTCAGTGGGTCAATTTCTGTGTTGACACTGGTAGTCAGAACGCAATGTCAGTGGCACTTGATCCACCACTGACAATGTATCGGCAAGGCTTGCCACTACGAGTTCTTGTCAAAAATAACAATTCGGGACCTACGACAATCAATGTCAATGGTCTAGGCAATAGGGCGGTCACACGTGCCAATGGTGCACAGCTTGAGGCTAATGATCTTCGCGTTGGTATGATTGCTTTGTTGGTTGACGATGGTTCTAAATTCCAGATGGTCAACTTTCAAGGTGTGCTCGCTACTGCGAACAACAATTATTATATTGATATTCCTTACGCACAAGATACTGGAACTCCTGGTAATTGTCTCGGCATTTATTCACCACCTATTACGACTGCAGTCAATGGTGATCTTGTTCTTCTGCGAGTTGCGTACAGAAATCCTGGGCCGGTAATGTTTACGGTTAACTCGATGGCCCCAAAGCCAATCGTTCGCAACGATGGAAAACCATTGCAGGCATACGATCTAGAAGAAAACGAAATCATAATACTTGTTTACAACGTCAACGCATGGCAGGCGTTGCGCCTGATGCGCTCACAGGTGATGTTCAAGCTCACCGCCAATTTGATCCTATACGTTCGTACTGATGGCAACGATACGACCGGTGATGGTTCAACTAACGACGCTGCCCATGCTTTCAAAACTGTGCAGCGAGCAGTTGATTTTGTTAAAGCCAGTTTCGTAACAGCAGGCAGGACTGTCACGATTCAACTAGGAATGCCGGGAACTTATGTTGGCAAAGTTTATGTCTCTAATCTCCCCGGCTCAATAGTTATCCGTGGTGATCCAGCAAATGTCCCCAGCTATGTGATGCAAGGTCCATCTGATGCATCGTGCTTAGATTGCGTTGGATCTGGTATTGATGTGACTCTGCAAGGTATCACGTTCGTACTACAATCCGCGAATAATTATTATCTCACGGGCAATTATGGATCATATATGACGATCGATAACTGCTCGTTCACCGGAGTGCAAACGGCATGGGGACCGCTTGGTTTAACCGCAGCAACTGCGACTTGGGTCAATAATATCCATTTCTATCAGCATGTCGGTACATGCATGGCCGCAGTCGAGAACTCTGCGATTATCAGTGGTGCATGGTACACTGCATTCTATGTTCACGGAATTGCATTCAGTAGTGCTTTCGCGTGGGCCAATGGTGGCAGTCAGATCAGTCTCTATTATGGCTATGTCAACCTGATCGGTACTGGTTACGGATACAGATATTTCTCGACACTTAACTCTGTTATCTTGACTGGAGCAGGTGGTGCAGAATGGTTGCCAGGAAACGTCAACGGCATCGTTGATGCCAGCAGTGTTTATACGTGAGGCTTAGCTTATGGCTCAAACAAATGTTCTAGCACTGCCACTGGTCGGTATCAATGTCATCACTGGCACTAATGAAGATTGGATTGATAGTCTCAAGTATGTTGTAACACCAGAAGATCTTACTCTTAATCCAGATATGGAAGATTGGCCACAACTTGATCTACGTGGTATTGATTTTGAAATGGATATTAGACGCAGTCCAACAGATCATGAAGTTATTATCACAGCTAATACTAAAGATGGAACATTGGCGATAGGTGCACCACCTAATTATGGCTATCTGTTAATTCATCTACCATATGATCAAATGAAATACAAATTTGCTGGTTCATATGTAGGTGATATTCGGGCAAGTGGTGATGGTAATCTGCGTACCATTATTCAGATTGATCTGGATATTTATGAGGGGGTGACAAAAACGCCATGACCATCATTGCTGTTCATTCTTCCGCTCGTACTGCTGTGACCACAGCAGAAGGTGAAACGAGCTCAGTAGCTGTGATTGCGACTGCGCCTTATGCGCCACGCGGTCCAATTATATTTGCAACATCAGAATCTACAGTTGGGATCACGACTGGTCCTGTTAGTTTCTTAACACAATATGGTCTTGGTTTTTCACCGGGAATGCGAGTGCGTGCAAGCGTACCTACAAATCCTGATTATTGGATGGAAGGAAACGTCACTTCGTATGAGGGCAACAATCTTATTTTCAACAGCACATTGACTTCATCTGGTATCAGTATTTTTTCTAATTGGGTTATCAATGTAGCTGGTGAACCAGGACAAACCGGTTCTGCTGGACCGCAGGGTCCACAAGGTCCCTCTGGAGGACCGCAAGGACCAGCGGGTCCACAAGGAGCACAAGGTCCTGCCGGTGTAGCAGGACCAGCAGGTCCTACAGGACCGAAAGGTGATACTGGTGTTCAAGGTTCAGCAGGTCCTGCGGGACCAGCGGGACCAATAGGACCGATTGGTCCTGCAGGTGATCCTGGTGGGCCACCCGGACCAGCAGGACCAGCAGGTCCGCAAGGTGTTCAAGGTGTTGCTGGACCAGAAGGGCCACAAGGAGATCCGGGACCGATAGGGCCACAAGGTCCTACAGGACCGGCGGGCAGCGGTCTTGTCACCGGAGTGGTGCCGCCACTCGTTGTTGATGGTGCTGGTGTTGCCAGCATTGCTGATGGTGGCATCGCGCACGTCAAACTCGCGAATATGAATTCGTATGAGTTTCACGCACGCATCGCTGCTGGCGTAGGTCCACCACAGAACGTCTCTAGCGAGAATGTTATTTCGATGTTGAGCCAGCGCCGTGCTGGTTGCAGCATTACGATGAGTGCAGATCAAAGTTTGGCCAACGAGACATATACCAAAATCAATTTCAACACTGCAATTCTCAATGACGGTACGATGTACAATACTTCAATGCTTAGATGGATTCCCGCGTTCCAAGGCAAGCATCAGATGATTACCAATGTTCACTTCAAGAGTGGACTACTACCGGGTACACCAATTTTCTTAGCGTTCTATAAAAACGGCGCACTATATAAATTGACTACTGGAGCCGCGATGGCAGACTATAGCTCAGTTTATCTTTCTATTATGGATTCTTGCAATACCACAGATTACTATGAAGTTTTTGCCAGTGTGATGACTGCTGGTACTGTTGTGGCATCGTCAACCGCATCGCAATCCTACTTTATGGCTTTCCAGCTATGACAACTGCTGGTACGATCTACGATTCGTTGCAAGGTACGCAGAATGGCGTGCTGCGATATGTCGATGCGACTCATCTGTCCTATCTACCTTACGGCGGTGATCAACTCAAGATCAACGGTATCTGGCGCGTCATTCCAACGACCGGTATTGTCGGCTTGACCAATACTGGTGTCTTCGTCAACGGTGTCGCGGGTCAAAATCTCGCTGCGTCAACGGTCTATTACGTCTATGCCTTCATGAACGGCACAGTGATGACTGCTGACTATTCAACGACTACGCACGCGACTAGCCTGACCGCGGGCAATGTTGGCACAGAAATCAAATCTGGAGATAATACCCGTACCTTGCTTGGAATGATTTATCATCGTTCTAACTCTACGTTCTTTGATGATATCTCTAACAGGGCCGTTCGCTCATGGCTCAATCGTAATGTGCAGCGAAGAGATTTGGCGGCAACTTATACTGCCATTCTCAACCTGTCGGCTTTAAGTTTTGTTGAAATCAGCGCCGCCATTCGTTGCAACTTTCTAAATTGGGCAGGCGAAACCGTGACTGCACATTTTGTCAGTACGGGCTATCATGCGACGATAAACTATCTTTATTTGGGTGTGGCTTGGGATGGTAATCTACCAAGCTATAATCTCACTATCGATATTTATCCTGGCAACTATGATAATCTGTGCACGAGCGATGCTAAAAGTGACTTGAGTGAGGGCGTCCTGCATTACGCAACGATGGTTGGTAGTGTTGACCAAAGTTACGTGACCATTGGCGGTGCGGGAGTATACAGTGTGTTGAGTGGAGGCATACGAGACTAATGTCAACCGCTGGAACCATCTACGAAGCATTGCGTGACAAGGGACGCAATGGAGGCGCGTTGCGATATGTCGGGACCAAGGCGTTATCATATTTGCCGTTCAATGGTGATAAACTAAAGATCAACGGCATATGGTGCAATATTCCCACCAGCGGCATTGCGGGCCTTGGCAACAGTGCCTCTTGCTTCGTCAATGGCACCGCAGCACAAGCGCTCGCAGCCAACACATTCTATTACGTCTATGCGTTCATGAACAGCGCAACGCTGACAGCAGACTTCAGCACCACGGCTCATTCAACCAGCATGACCGCAGGCAATGTCGGTGTTGAGATTAAGACCGGC